AAAGGTACGCTACTGACCCTTATTTAACGTTTCCCAACGCATTTTTAACATTTGCAAACACTTTGTGGCACGCTTTTTGCTATGGGTCGCAATTACCAAAATTTAACACATTGCACCCGACTTTGGCACGGTTTTTGTTATGCGTGTGCGCCCGTGAAATTGTTTCACGTGGAACACTGCCACACCTATGCACGAAATAAAATGTTTCACGTGGAACACTGTTAAACAAAGTTAAAAGAATAATTTAACACAAAATAACACGCCAACCGCTTGCACGTTCAAAACAATTAAATACATTTAGTTATGACAAACGAAAGATTTACATTAAATGCGAAAGTATTAAATCAGTTACAAGAAACTTTGCTTACAAGCAAAAAACACGTTGAGTTTTTGGCGGCAAATGCGCCCGAAATTCGTACCAACTTAAAAAGCATTGCCGAAACATTGGAAACGGTTGTTAGCGTGTTGGAAAATCAAATATATTTCAATCGTGATAACGCCGCAATCGTTGAAAAGTTAAACGGCAAATTTGAGTTAGAAAAGGCTTACAAACATCAAGCATACGACTTTATAATGACTGAAAAGTTAATCGGTCGTTTCGGGTTGTTCGGGCATTGTTACCCCGTTGAAACATATCTAAACAAAACGGGGCTTGATATTTTGGAAAAGCACGAAAACAAGTAACAAGAAAGGCACAAAGAAAAAGGCGGTAACAATCAAGTTGCCGCCTTTATTTTTATCCTGCCTTGCAGTTACTCAATATAAACGCCGTCAGACAAAGCCGCATATATTATTTCCTGTTCCTCTGTCAGCATTTCGGCGGTGTGTATGGATGTTACATCATCGAACACGTTAAACCCTCTGAAATCGCCTAAAATGCCCGTTTGTCTGTCATTGTTTCGCCCGTTGCTTGCACTCTCGTACCACTTGCAGTAAATGTAAGGTTCTAACCCGTAATATAACATTTCGTTCCAATCATCGCCGCCCACGGTTTTAACTTGGGTGCTTGGTGAAAGGTATATTATTTCGCTGCTTGGTTCTATTTCCTCAACTTGGAACACAACCCCGTTACAACTCAATAAGGCTACCCCGTTGCCCGTTACCACGTTTATAACGTACTGCAAAGCTATCGTTTTGCCTGCATAATCTGTATTGAGTTTTACAAACCCTGCAAACGGCAAAAAGATTTGTATTTCGCTTTCGTAGTCGGTGTTGTCCTCATTGTGCGCTGGTACTACCGCCGTGCCAAAGTCAAGCGTTATTTTGTCTTGCGCTGGCTGGTGGCAAGATACGCCCGTATTGTAGTTGCCGCATCGTATTACATCGGTGCTGCTTGCCCCTATGTTGGTGTAAACACGGCGTATTTTGTTCACGTATGCGCCCAAATCTATGTTTTCGTATATAGGTGCGCCCGTTTCGGGGTCGCTGCCTGTTTCCTTGAAAAACCGCTTTGCGCTAAACTCTGCCAACTCGTCAAGTGTTACCAAATACACGTTTATTGCGCCGTACTGCTGTCCGACTACCGCCACGGGGTACGCTTGAGCGTTTACAGAAAGGTTATACCAACCATCTTGTAAAACAATGCTTCCCGTTGCCGTTTTCTTGTCGCCCGAAACGGTCAAATCTTGTTTAGTAAGGTAGCCCGTTTTGTTGTAATATAAAAAATTAGGCGTACTTTGTTCCGTGTCAAACGCCGTTTTTTCGTTCGCTATAATAGTTACGTTAAGCGTTTCACCAAACTGCAAAAATTCGGGTATTTCGGGGTCGGCATAACAATTTGAAAAGTTTGTTTCAATGTTTACCCCTTCTGTAAATTTGCCCGTTTCGCCGCTTATCGTTATACCTTTGTCGGGTTCGCAATCATCGTTTTGCCAACTTGCAGATTTGCCGCCCTCGCTTATTGTCATATCCTCGCTTGCAGGGTAGCCGGAACCGTTGATAAATGCGACTTTTGCGCTGGTTATCTTAAAACCCTCATTTGCGGTTAATGTTACCTTTGCCGCCCGTTTTCCCAACTTTTCGCCCGTGGAGGTTGTGTTGGGTACGTTGTTCGTAACATTAAGTTCGGGTGTTCCCCCGCTTTGGGTGTTTCCCGTGATAGTTATTTTCGTTTTTGCATTGGTGTCGGACAACTTACCAAATGCCCAAACCTTTGCGCCGTTTTGCTCCAAAACAACGCTTTTCGGGTATCCGCTTGTGTTGTTATAAACCGCCTTAATATCGCCTACAAACAAATAACCGTCATTCGTTCTTACGTTTATATCCCAATAACCGCCGCTTGCGTTCCACTGGCTGTTGTCATCGTGTGCGTTAGGTATATTTACAATTACTGCCATACTCTTTTAATTTTCGGTTGTTCCTTTCAAAGTTACCATAATAATGCCGCCCGTTTCATTGAGTAAGCCCGTATTTGCAAACGGCACTTTCTCGAAATTCGGGGTGCGCTTGTAAACCGTTTCACGGTTGGAAATATACGGGTCGGGGTTGTCGCTTTCAGATACACGCCCCGTTGCCGCCAAAATTTGCGTTTCGTAGGTTTTAAGCACGTCAACACGCAACGTAATTTCGTATGCGTTGTTTCCCTCAAAACTTACTCTATCCACGAAATAATACCGCCCCAAATCGGGAACATAACAATAATTGAAAGTCGGTCGGGGTTTCTTTCGTAGTGTTACGGTCGGGCGCAACACATCGAAAGTTTGCCGCAAATCGCCCTCAATCGCCGTAAAGTCGCCCAACTGCTTGTTTACCGTGTTCGGGTGTCCGTTGTATGAATAAAAGTTTATCGTTGTCATATCTGCAAAGAAAAAAGGCGGTGCGGTGCGCTTTCACCTGCACCCACACCGCCAACGTTAACAATCTAATACCTATCAATTACTTGATAAAGAATACTACAAAGTTTTCGTTTGTATCGTTGAAATAGCCGGCGTCAAACTTGTAGTAGTTGTTGAAAAACTCTGCCTTTGCGTTGTAGTTCGTTGTTACTCGTCTGTCAAGATTGCAAACGCCCAACGCATCACGGTCGAACATTACGCCCAACACGCCCGTAATTTCAACGGCTTTGCCGCCGCTTTCCTTAACATTGATATGCCCCGTGTTGGCAAACTCGTAGTTCTTTCCACTACCCTGCCAAAAAGGTACGGTTTCGGCTTGCGGCAAAAGCACATCACCACGGTTAAACGTGTCGGAATAAAGATAGGTTTGCGCTGCCTTTGCAAAGTCGGACAAAAGTACAACGTGTAACATATCTTTCGGCGTAAACCGTTCCTTGCCGCCAACATTGAACACGGTCGAAATGCTTTGCAGACGGTCGGCATACGTACCCATAACGTAAGACGCAAAGCGGATAAAATCGGGGTCGGTGATTGCCTTTGCCGCTGTCAGTGCGTCAGGGTTCGGGGTCTGCTCGCCATCGCCTTGCGCTGGTGTTGCAGGGAAATACTTGTCATTGTACAACTTCAAAAGGTTTACGCATCTTGCCGTACTTGCGCTGGAAAGGTCGGCACTGGTTAAGTTGCCTGCCGTACCGCCAAACGCAACCGCATCAGCTAACACGGTTTCCGCAATCATATTGTTAATTGTGCGCATAATCAGCGCATCGGCTTTGATAGTCATAGACTTTTCAACGGCTGCATAAATCATCGAAATAAAGCCGTTGAGTTGTGCGGCGTTGCTGAAACTTTCCTTAACCTGCCTTTCGGTGATTGATACGGGCACTTCAAACGTAACCTTTGAGTTGAAAAACTTTGCCGTTACGGTCGGTTTGTGAAATACATCTTGGTCGTAACTCTTCTTGTCCTGCAAGTTCCACGTGTCGTTTTCCTCTGCTTCGGGAACATCGGCACTAATCTTTTCCAACACGCTGCCAAACTCCCACGCATCCATTAAAACGCTCGGCACTTTGCCGGCATACGGTCTGTTAACGAAAATCACTTTGCCGATATGGTTTACAAGTGATTTTACGTAATTATCCACTGCATTTTGGTTAAACACTTCCGTGCCTAAATCCACAATACCCGTCAAATCCTCGGTTACAATGTCAGTACGCCCCAACACTTCACCCGATACGCTGTTAATAAGCGTGTAAATCTGTATTACATCCATATTGCTAAAAATTAAAATTAGTTATTCGTAAATACTCGTTGTTATCTCTCTTACAAGTGCAAAGATAATGTTTTTTCTCCAATTATCACGCCTTAACTGCAATTCTTTTGCAATTTCACTTGAAATTGATTTGCTTGCGCCCGTTCCTTTGCTGGTTTCGGTTGTTTGGCGTTCCTCTGTGCGGTTTCTCTCATCGTTGGCGGTCTTTCGGTCGCTGTCTGAAAAATCGGTGTCGTTAAACGCCTTGTTTGCTCCCGTTTCGGTGTTGTCCGTGCTTTCCTGCAAAGTTACGGTTTCCGTCCGTTCAACTTGCCCCGTTACGGGTGTCAGTACATCGTAATCGGCTAACATCGCCGCCGCTTCACGTTCCCAGCCTTGCACGTTTATTGCAATCACCGCCGAAACAACATCGCTTGCGTTGTCGCTGGTTATGCTGCTTACAACGGTCTTGCCGCCGTACATCAGTAAGGCGTAAGCGTCTAACTTGGTCGGGTCGGTATCGCCGAAAATTGCGGCGTACTCTGTCGGGTATTCAGTCTTGAAAACCGTTGCGAATATCCCGTTACCCTTTGTAAATAGTTCGCTGTATTTCATTGTTTATCTTTGTTTTCTTCGTTTTCTTCTGTTTCCTCTGTTTCCTCTGTTTCGGTATCGTTACCGTCCGTTTTCGTTTCCGTTTCTTCTGTTTCCTCTGTTTCGGTATCGTTCCCGTCTGTTTCCGTTCCGTTTCCGTCTGTTTCGGTTGTTTCCTCTGTCGGGTCGGGTTCTTCTGTCGGGTCGGGGTTTTCCTTTGCCGTTTCCAAATCAGCCGCCAAAGCGTTGTAATTATCCCTTTCCAAACCCCAACTTGAAGCAAGTTTAACCGAAATTTCGGTGTCGAACATTGCGTTAATTTTCTCAACTGCATTTTGTCTTTCTTTTAGCATATTATCCACATACGGCAAAAGTACGTCCACATTCATTGATACTTCGCCCAAATTGAGCCGTTCACGCTTCATATTATAATTTGCGTTTAGCCCCAATTCATTGTACATACTCGCTTTGTAGTATTGTATCAGTTCAATAAGTTGTGTAATATACACGCTGTTTGTGGTCGGGGCTGTCTGCATATTTACACCCTTGAAAAATGCGTTTTCCCCGATAATTGAAAACTCGCCGTCCTGTATCTTGAGCAAAAACTCATCGGCACTCTGTTTTGTCTTGTCATCGCTGGCACTTATAAGCATAGTGATACGGGTCAAAATGCTTGCCGTGTTCAACGAAATAAGCCCGTCAGTATGTAAGACGGCATAACGCCCGATAAGCGGCAAAAGGCTTTCGCCGTTGCTGTCATTCTCAATCAAAACCCCGTCTTTCTGTATATCGTAGGTTTTGTTTAACTTTATTGCAGGGTTCGCCACGGTGTAAAGCGTTGCCCGTCCGTAAACATCGGGTTCGCCGCCTTTGCCGCCCGATAGCGCATACAAAACCCCGTCCACGCTGGTAACAAAGGCGTTGCCCGTGGTCTGCAAAAGCCGCTCCAATTCTTTTTGCGGTATGCTGCCGGGCAAACCCTCATACTCAAACATACTTTGAGTTTTCGCCAACGTGTTCGCAATAAATTCGGTTACGGCGGTGTCTTTGTCCCTTACTTGTTGCTGGTACAACTTGTAAATGTTATCTTTCCTTTTCATCTGTCAAAACTTTAATAAGCGTTGTTAATTCGGCTAACACTTTCGTATTTTCCGCAATCGTGTCCTTGAGGTGTTCCGTTTCTTCTTGGTGCGCCTGCCTTTGTTTCACCATATACCAAAACAATGCGCAACACATCACAATCGGAAAACCCAAACTTGAAATGATTTGAATAATAGTATTTGCGTCCATATCAATAAATTTTAGTTCCTATTGCAAAGGTAGTTATTTATTTCGTAAAACGTGCGGTTCGGCACGAAATTTGCACCAAACCGCCGTTATTTTCATTTAAGCGAAACAATGTTTGTCTTTGCGCTCGTAATTAAATAATTGCGTACTATTTCGCCGACTTCGTTATCTTGGTAGAAAACTTTGTCTATTGCGAAAAACCGTGCTACTTGCTGTTCCACGTAACTTGCAGTGCTTAACAACTTGCGTTTGTAGTTCGGTTTGCCGTTCATTTCAAGCGAATAAATAAGGCTGTTTTCCTCATCTTTTATCGGGGTTGTCTTTGCGTGTATGTACGTGAAACATTCGTTGCCTACTTGTATAATGTTGCCTTGCAAAACAACATCGTTAAACTTGATATAATACACAAACAACACGTCTTGCGGCTTGTACTTGCACGGCAAATGCGGATATACTGCAAGTTCCCACTTACCGCCCGTAATCATCTGCAAGTTTTGGTTATCGAAACAAAAATACTTGTTGCTGGCTTTGTGTTGTACTATCGTGCTGCAATACTCAACCGCCACTATTGCGCCGTGTTCGCCAAAGCGGTATATATCTATAGTTCCCTGCTCCATAAACGGCACTTGCTTCAAACCCATTTCCGTAAAGTACGGGCAAAACTTGTTTACCGTGTTCCCCAGCATAAAAACCTTAACATCGTTGCGTTGGCGTATTATCGTACTCAAAAGGTTCATAAACAACATAAACTCATCGGGCAAATAATACCGCCGTGTCAAAAACTCATCAAACACAATCGTTGTAACATTCGGGTAACTGCTGCTTTTTTCGTGTTCCTGCTCGGATAAACAAAACCCGTAACAAAACGGGGTCGGGTCGGGTGTCCGCTTGTTTTTCTCTGCATCGTAGTAAGATAAAAACCATTTGTTCGACATATAGAACACTTCGTTAAATTTGCCCTCTGTCAGTTCCTCAATAAGCCCGTTTGCCACGTGGTTTGCAAACAGACTTTCGGCACGTTTGCCCCGTAAATCCTCACGCCAACGGCGTATGTACGCCATTTGCTTGCCCGTCTTGATATAGTTTTCCAAACCATATTTTAAGGCGGCATAAGTCTTGCCGTTTGACCGTTCGCCAAATATAACATTATAGTCGGCGTTCTTGCTTAAAATCGCTTTCAAGTCGTAAAATTTCGGCTTGTCTGTCTTTGTCTTTCTTGTTGTCATAATCGTTTATTTTTAGTCCTTAAATTTGATACCTCGCAAATAGTTTATGTACATAACCGAAAGGGAAAGGCTGTATCCGGTCGGCTCTAAATGTACGCCCGTGCGTTCGTTGTAATGCGCCGTGCTGCCTTTGTAGTCGGTTATTTCGCCTTGTATCTCGTAATCTATGTACGTGTGTATGTTTTTGCCCGTTGCTTGCGGCGGTATGTCCAGATAATTAGTGAAAGCGTCAAAGATACCGTTTGCCCCGTACTTTTCAATAAGATACGGTATCGCCGCCTTTTTGTTTACGCCCGAAACGGTTAGACTGAAATCGTATGCCCGTCCGTTTGCTTTCAGTGCGTTCGGTTCTTGCACCATATACCGTTTTGCTCCCAGCGTCTTAAATCTTGTATATGTACCCTCGAAATCCCACACGCCCAAAGTCTTTGTTATGCCTTTTATCGTTTGCGGCTCGCAAAGCGAAAACGGCAAACCGTGGTACTTGCAGGCGGCACGCAATTTCATTTGCACCTGCATATTATAAACCTTGAAATATGCTTCATGCGCTTTGCCGTTCATTATTTTAATGCTGTCGGTGTCGCTGTAAATATAATCGTCTTTCGCTTCGTGTATGCCCGTGAAAAGGTTGCGCCGTGCGTATGCGGTTACGAAAATGCCCCACGGGTAAAACAAGAAACGGTTTTTGCTGGTGTTGTACTTGTATAAAAGTTCTTGTTTTTGTTCGGCTGTCATTGAGTTAATATCCCATTCGCCGTTATAGGTAAACTCATCACGCAAAGGGTTGGTAACACTCATACCGTAACAACTGTTTAACATTTCCTTGCTGTTTAGATATTCCACTTCTTTGCCCTCAACGCCTTTTAATTTCGTCTTGCTTTCGTACAAATGTAGGATAGACTTTACAAACGGGGTCGGCAAATACTCTTTCTTGTAACAATACATTTCACCCACACGCATACTTTCCCACGTGTAAAAGTTTTTGATTATATTAAAGTCAACATCGGTTATTGTCAGTGCTATTTTTGAAGCCGCCACAATACGCCCGTTATTCTCGCACGGGTTTTCTTTCACGAAACATTTGCTTGCCGAAATCGGGTTGTCTTGCGTTTCGCTGGCAAATATGTTGGTAAACTCAATATCGAACACGCAACAATACTTCGATATTAAAAACTCAAATTGCGCCATACTCTTAACCGTGATTGCAACGCCTTGCGACATCGGGTATTTTTCCGCTATCATTACATACGGGTAACTGCTTGTAAAGTCGTAACTATCCACGTTATACATTATTTCGTCTGTATATTCGGCGTTTGCGTGTGTAAAACCGCCTGCAAACGCACGTTGCAGCATATTAAATTCATTCATACCCGTAATTTGTAGTTCCTGCATCAAGTTTACGTAATCCCAATTCGGTACGGTCTTTCCTGCATCGCTTTTTTCACGTAGGCAGTGCGCACGGCAATACTTGCGCACAAACCCCGTCTTTGTTATCGGTATGCGCGTTATCCCCTTGCTTTCCTCGATACGTTCTTGTATGTAGCACATCACTACTTTAATATCGTTTATGCAATAATGTATTTCAGCATCAGTCAGCGGCGTTTCGCTGTGCCTTATTTGCTGGTAGTCCAAATCGCCAACGGCTTTTGCGCACTTGTATTTCATAAGTTGTTCGCCCAACTTTGCAAGCGAATAACCCGAAAGCAAGTAACTGCATCTAAACTCAATGTTGCCCGTTGTTATCGCATAAATCGGCTTGCGCAAATCAATACTGAAAACCCGTTGCCACTCAAACCACTTGCGCAAAAACTGAAATTCGTATGAAAGGTTATGCACATACACAATAAGGCGTAATTTGTCATTCAGTTGCAAAACCTCGCTTACGGTCTGCATCATCGTAACAAATTCGCCCCACGTGCGCCCCATTATCGTGTAACCGTTTATTCCAAACTGCCAAACGTACATTATTGCGGCTTTCTCTAATTTCGCCTTGCGCCCGTTGCTGTCCTGCATACGTTGCACTTGCTCGTATGTGTACGCCCGTCCGTCCGTATCACGGTAAAAACTTGTTGTTTCAATATCAAAGGCACACGGCACGTTGTAAAACCTTTCGCCCTTGCTGTTTCCGATAATGTTCTTTTCGTTTACGGCACGTTGCAACACGCTTGCAATTTCGGTCGGGCTGTTTATTCTTTCTTGTAACTCAAAAGGTATTTTTTTCATAACCCAAACTTATTGAAGTTTCGCAAAATGCGCTCTATATCGTTTTGCATAGCCTCCATTTGGTCGGCTACCTCATTTGCTTGCCGCTCTATCTCTGCATCAATCGCCCGTGATATGCTTTGCGCTTCACTCTCTATTTGGGTGCTTATATCGCTTGCGCTTTGCTCCATTTCGCCCGTGAAATCCTTGTACCGCATCAAATACCGTTCCACGAAATCACTATCCGAAACGCTGTTTAACTTGCCTTGCAAGTTCCTTGCCATTAGGTTGTACTCATCGGGCGTTAACTCATACATACGTTGCAGGTGTTGCCCGTACTGCCTTGCACCTTGCGCCGTACTGGTCGGCTGGCGTAAAAACGAAATCGCCTTGCCGTACTCAATTTTTAAGGTGTTCCAATCGCTTTTCATTGAAAACTTGGTAAACCCCTTAATATCGCCTTTGTTTAACGCTTGCACGGCTGGCGAAAGTTGTCCGCTTTGCTCTATATTCTGAATACGGCGGTTTGCCATTTGGAAAACCCTTGCAATCTCTTTTCGATATTCGGGGCTGCTTTTAACTGCATGCAATATCTCTTTTTTGATTTTCGCCCGTCGGGTTGCTCCAAATACAGACTTTGAAAATTTAATCTTATAACCTAACTTTGCCATACGCTGTTATATTAAATAGGGGTTACAAACATTGCAACCCCTACAAAGTTAAACATAACTTTTCAAACTCTTACAAGTCCACAAACGAAATAGAATAACACTTCTTGCCGTGGCTCTCGTACTCGTAAATCGTGTACCCTACTTTGCCGTCTTTGATAGTTTGTACCGCCTCATCATCGGCAAGTATTTCACGCACCGTTTCGGCGGTGTGGCTTGGTAGGTTCACCAGCCGTTTGTTTTCCTCATCAATAATTACCGGGCTGTCTCCTAATTGCGACTTATGTACGTAAAGCCCATTGATTTTGTGTACCACATCTTTGCCGCCCTCATTTTCAGAATTGAAAATATCGGCTAACTTGGTGTACTGAAAATCGGTTGTGTCAATCCCGAAAGTTATCTTGTTAAACTTACTTGCAAAACTTTTCATTGTAGTAATCTTTTAATTGTTAAACTTGGTGTTAATTGTTATTCGGCTGTCTGTCCTTGCGGTTCGCCGTCAAACGGCAAATTTTGTTCGGGGTTGGCTTGCGGCTTCAAGTCCATAAGCCACGCACGAAAGCGGTTTATTTTCATAACTGCCCGTTGGTTGCGGCAAACTTCGTTACACGCCATAAGGCTACCCAAAGCCGACAAAGCGGCAAAACTAAACTCGTCAAATGCGTTTCTTTTTTCTTCCATTGTAGTAAACTTTTAATTGTTAAACATAGACTTCTTAAATTTCAACGTACCGTTGTGTTTGACTACCGTTGTATCGGTTGTGATTATCGTTGCCTTGCCCCGTACCGTTGTGCCCTTTGAAACGGTGCAGCCCTGCAAGATTGCAGATAAAAACAACATCGCACCACATACGACAAAAATAGCTAAACACATTGCGACTTCTTTAATCGCTTCTTTCGGTTGCTCTCTGAAATGTTGTATAAACTCTTTCATAATTTTCAAAATGTTTAATTGACACTGCAAAGATACAACATTTTTCTAACATACAAGCATAAGCGCACAAATTATTTTCGTTTTAACTTTTCTTAACTCTTGGTGTTGTGTTCCACGTGAAACATTTTATTTCGTGCATAGGTGTGGCAGTGTTCCACGTGAAACAATTTCACGGGCGCACACGCATAACAAAAACCGTGCCAAAGTCGGGTGCAATGTGTTAAATTTTGGTAATTGCGACCCATAGCAAAAAGCGTGCCACAAAGTGTTTGCAAATGTTAAAAATGCGTTGGGAAACGTTAAATAAGGGTCAGTAGCGTACCTTT